GTAATCCACGAGAACGAGGTTCAATCCCTTGTCGACTCACGGAGTATCGAACTTTTCTTAATTTTATTTAATGGCAAGTTCTTTAGATCTTTTGAAATTGATTTCTGAGAGAGGCGCTGACAGCCGAGGCGCTTCGGACATAGTTGAACAACAAGCTGTAAAGCAATTGCTTGAGCAAGTTGACTACTCGAAAAGGTCCAAGAAAATCAATATTAGAAATAAACTCACGCCCGATGAAGAGAATGCTTTCCGGGCGCGCTATGGAGGAGCTTTTGATTTGAACTTAACTCAACAATATAATGCTCCCCATAGTTTGGCTGGAGCTCTGCGAATAGCGGAGCATTATGACTGTCTTTCAAGCTTCCCCCCTCTTGATCCCATCATTGATTTTGGTGGTTCTTGGTGGCATCATTATTCCAGGAAGGACACACGTATTCACAGTTGTTGTCCCGTGTTGGGCGTCAGAGATGCTGCTCGACATGAAGAACGACTATGTAGAATGCGTAAGTTGTTACAAGAGTGTGACGACAGAGAAGATCTACCAGATTTCTGTATTGATAGAGCTGAATCCTGCAGTGTCCAGGCTGATTGGGCCATATGTATTCATGGTGGTTATGACATGGGTTACACAGGTCTATGTGAAGCTATGCATTCCCACGGGGTGCGTATTTTGCGGGGTACTATTATGTTCGACGGTGCTATGTTGTTTGACAACGAAGGCGTTTTACCTTTGTTGAAGTGCCGTTGGATGAAGTCTGGGAAAGGTAAATCTGAGGTCATTAAATTTGATTTCATGAATGAGAGCACACTTTCTTATATTCATTCTTGGACCAATCTTGGTTCATTTTTGACTGAGTCTGTGCATGTGATAGGAGGTACTACTTATCTCCTAGAACGTGAGCTCTTAAAATGCAATATTATGACCTATAAAATCGTTGCCACAAATCTGAAGTGTCCTAAGGAAACGTTGCGACATTGTGTTTGGTTTGAGAATATTTCCCAATATGTCGCCGTTAACATTCCTGAAGACTGGAATCTGACTCATTGGAAACCCGTACGTGTGGCAAAAACCACCGTAAGAGAGGTTGAAGAGATTGCTTTTCGATGTTTTAAGGAGAATAAAGAGTGGACGGAGAATATGAAAGCGATAGCATCTATTCTGTCCGCTAAATCTTCTACAGTCATTATCAACGGTCAAGCTATCATGGCCGGAGAGAGGCTGAACATTGATGAGTATCATCTCGTCGCCTTTGCTCTCACTATGAATTTGTATCAGAAATATGAAAATATTCGGAATTTTTATAGTGAGATGGAATGGAAGGGCTGGGTCAACCACTTTAAAACTAGATTTTGGTGGGGAGGAAGTACGGCTACCTCAAGCACTGGTAAGATTCGAGAGTTTCTGGCTGGTAAATTCCCTTGGCTGAGGTTAGATTCGTACAAAGACAGTTTTGTTTTTCTGTCGAAGATCTCTGATGTCAAAGAGTTTGAGAACGATTCTGTTCCCATCTCCAGACTGAGGAGTTTCTTCAGCAGTGAGGACCTCATGGAGCGCATTGAATTAGAGCTTGAATCTGCGCAAAAGCGTCGTCGGGAAAAGAAAAAGAAAGAGGTCGAAAAAATCGATGAGGAGGAATTTCAAGATGCCATCGATATCCCGAATGATGCCGTCAGAGATGACGCTAAACCTGAAAAGGAGCCTAAACCGGAAGTGACCGTTGGAGCTGAACCAACAGGCCCCGAAGAGGCATCGAGACACTTTGCCATCAAGGAATTCTCTGATTATTGTCGTCGCCTTGACTGTAACGCTGTGTCAAATCTTCGTCGTTTATGGGCCATTGCTGGCTGCGATGGGAGGACTGCGAGAAATAAGTCGATCCTTGAAACTTATCATAGGGTTGACGATATGATCAATTTGCACTATCCTGGGGGTCAATGGTTGTACCCCAAGAAATACGACTATGAAGTGGGTTTCAATGACTCGGGCTTAGGTCCGAAGTTTGATGATGAGCTTTATGTCGTTGACAAATCATGTATATGTGCGAATTATCAGGTGCTGAGCAAAAATACAGATAGCTTAAAAGCACCTTCTTGCAAAATCTCGTTGTGTGACGGAGTTGCTGGATGCGGGAAGACCACAGCAATTAAATCCGCGTCCAACATAGCTGAGCACCTAGTGGTAACTGCTAACAAGAAGTCCGCTGAAGACGTCAGGGAGGCTCTATTCCCTCATAATCCATCGTCTGAGATAGCGTTCAAGGTTATAAGGACGGCAGACTCTGCTTTAATGCATGGTTTACCGCGATGTAAGCGCTTATTGGTCGATGAAGCTGGGCTACTACACTATGGTCAGCTGCTCGCTGTGGCTGCTCTCTGTAAGTGTCAGTCTGTTCTTGCATTCGGAGACACGGAGCAAATTTCTTTTAAATCGCGAGATGCAACTTTCCGCCTGAAATATGGTGATTTGCAGTTTGACAGTCGCGATATTGTTACGGAGACATGGAGATGTCCGCAAGATGTTATTTCCGCAGTTCAGACTCTGAAAAGAGGCGGGAACAGGACCTCCAAATATTTGGGTTGGAAATCCCATTCTAAAGTATCCAGGAGCATTAGTCATAAAGAAATAGCATCACCTTTACAGGTGACGCTTTCAAGGGAAAAATTCTATTTGACAATGACTCAGGCTGATAAAGCCGCCCTTGTTTCCAGGGCTAAGGATTTCCCAGAGCTTGATAAGGCCTGGATTGAGAAACATATAAAAACCGTTCATGAGGCTCAAGGTGTGTCAGTAGATCACGCTGTATTGGTAAGACTTAAATCTACCAAGTGTGATCTATTTAAAACTGAAGAATATTGCTTGGTGGCTTTGACTCGACATAAGATTACCTTTGAGTATCTTTATGTTGGTATGCTATCAGGTGATTTAATATTTAGAAGTATATCTTGATCCTGAGTGTGATTCACTTACGAATCAGTTCTAACGGTTTCTATAAACCGTAGTCGTCGTTGCGACGCCGACCGTCTTACAAGACGTTCGAGCTGCCTTTGGGTTTTACTCCTTGAACCCTTCAGAAGAATTCTTCGGAGTTCGTACCAGTATCTCACATAGTGAGGTGATAAGACTGGTGGGCAGTGCCTAGTCGAAAGACTAGGTGATCTCTAAGGAGACCA